AATGCTCGGTTAGGGCTAGACCACCAACGCTGTACTAATTCATCAGTGCCTAGTAATGCCTTTAATATTCTATTTGCTTTTTCGTCAATTGAGCTCATTTTTATTCCTTGGTGCCCTAGGCGAGACTCGAACTCGCACGCCGTGTGGCACTGGCTTCTAAGACCAGCGTGGCTACCATTACACCACCAGGGCTATTTGGTAGGGAAGACCGGAGTCGAACCGGTACGCCTTTCAGCGACAGATTTTAAGTCTGTTGTGTCTACCTGTTTCACCACATCCCCAAACTAGACTTCAATACTGCCACGACTGTGTATAATGTATACGCGATTATAGCTGCTGCGTAAATATTCAATATCACGAATACTACAATATGGTCCAGATTGAATACGAAAGTCTTTACCCGCTTTCCAATCCTGACTGATCTTTGCCATGCTGGAGACTTAGCCATAAATCACCGTGATGCCAATAGGCGCAACTGACACGGAGGTGTACCAAATTCCTTCAGGGAACAGGATACCTTCACCGGGCAAAAGCACGTTGGTCATGTTGGAGTTAGAACCTGTATCAAGTTCCAACAAAATATTGCCGCCAGAAGCGTCCAGAAATCGACCCATTCCTGCGCCTGCGCCACCCGTGATGATCACGGCCTTTAGACGACAGCGCCCGGATACAAGTGCTAAATTTGTCTGAGCGCCACCGGTATGAGCCGATTTAACGTCTGTTTGCATCATGATGAGATGCTCCTATTAGGTCAGTGCGGCACCAACAGCAGTCACCCAAGCAGAGCCTGTGCTGATCACAAGGCAGTACTCGTTGTTGCCAGCGCCATTGTCACTGATCAAACGCACTTGACCAGCATTGCCAGCGGCGGCAGTAGGCAGAGCGGCAGTCAGAATGGGTGTCAGTTTTAGGAAACTGGAGATTGTGACGCTGGTAACGCTAGAGTCAGCGCCAAGCGTAGAAGTGGTGGTAACTGCACCGGTAGTGCTGTTGATGGAAACAGTTTCAAAACCGTTTTGCGAACGAACCGGGCCAGTAAAGGTGGTATTTGCCATGATTATCCTCACATGCGATTGCTGGTGCATCTGTCTGCATGTCGTCTAGCCGGGACTAGTCAGATACACCGGGGACCCCGGAATGCCTCATTTATACCATGCGGTTTAAACGATGGCAAGAAAAAAAGGGGACCGAAGTCCCCCTTTTTTTACCCAGATCAAGACGAACCGGGAGAGCCGTAAATGCCCAGCGGATCAGACACGCCGAACGAATAACGCTCACGTGCCTTGTAGCGGACGTTTCCGGTGTCGAAGTCACCGTCCATGCCGGTAGACATGGGGGTGCGAACGAAGTGCTTCAGACCGTTGGGAACGTCAGTGGTCAGGAACCAAGCGTTCGTGTCGGTCAAGAAGTGGTTCACTGCGTAACCCTCGGGGATCGAACCGTTGTTCTTGATGGCGTTGATGTCGTTGTCGGCGGTAGCCACACGCAACTCGGTTTCGAGCAGGCGGGTTGCCGTGAACATCAGAGCCGGGGGAACAATCAGTTTCCGGGGCTTGGCGGCGATCAACAGACCACGTTCATCGGTCCAACCAGCGATCTGAATGACTGCGTTTTCCAACGAAGTCTCGTTCAGGTCAGCGGCGGTCGAAGGACGGTTGCTGTTGGTGCCACCAGAGATCAGCGGGTGAGCAGTGCTGAAGAGGGCCTGACCATCACCGTAGGTCACAGCGGGGTTGAACCCGTTGTTCAGAACGGAGGCGGCTTTCACCTGTTTGGTGTAAGCCATAGCACGGGCCAGTGCCTTGGTGTAACGGCTCGACAGAGAGTCGTACAGGTTATCCTCAACCGCCTCTTCGGTGATTGAGAAGCCCATAGCGATGGTCTCATGGTTGTATCGAGCAGTCCAAGCCTCTTGGGCATTGTCATACGCCAGCGCAGAGCCTTCCGGCTTGACGGGGGCGGCTGAGAAGCCAGACAACTTGGTTTCCTCTTCAAAACTACGCTCCGAAGTCTCGGTTTCGTAGATTTCCTTGTGTTCCTCGCCGTAACGCTTGTACTCCAGACCGAACAGAGCGTTCAGGCCGGGAAGCAGTTCTTTAAGGAGTTGTGCGCGGGAAATAGCCATTTTCGATTACTCCTTAAACGGCGGTACCGGTGTAGTACGAGTGGGTACCAAAGTTCAGTTTGACCAGAACTTCGGGATACTGCGTAAACACGATGGTTGAGGAACTCGGAATGGCGGTAACACCACCCGGGACGGC